ATGCCGTTCATCGAACCTCGCAGAGAGGAAATGATTAAACTGATGGGAGGAGAAGAAGTCCTCATGAGAGAGATGTCTTTCGCCATCCAAGCTGCTAACAACAACCAAGTGTTAGCGAATTCTAACCCACAATCAGTTGCAATGGCTGTGTACAATTGTGCATTGACCAAGTTGTCTCTGAACCCTGTGATGAACTTGGCTTACCTCGTTCCTTTCAAGGGCAACGCTAAACTCATGCCTGGATACCAGGGGATGATTAAGTTAATCTCTGACACTGGGATTATCAAGTCGGTTTCTTCGGGAGTAGTTTACAGAGGAGATGACTTCGACATCGTTCAAGGTACATCACCTCGCATCAACCACAAGCCGAAGGGAGAGACCTTCAAGGTTGATGACATCATTGCCGTTTACGCAATCTTTGTACTGCACAATGACGAGACCTTGTTCGAGGTTATGTGGAAGCCACAAATTGACGCTATCAAGAATCGCTCAGAGACTGGTCGCAAAGATGTTGGCCCATGGTCAACTGACTATGCAGAGATGGCTCGTAAGACCGTTGTGAAGAGAGGTTGGAAGTCTATCCCTAAGTCTTCGTTTGCCTTGGATAAGATTGAGAAGGTTAACACCGCTATCTCTATCGACAACGAGGAGTACAAGACCGTTGAGTATGTGAAGATGAGCGAGGAACAGATTGACCGCTTACTTGAGAAGACTACCAACGTGGTAGAACTTGAGACTGCTTTGTCTGATGAGTCGGTAATGATTGATCCGGAGCAGAAGAAAGAGATCATTGAGAAGGCTCGTAAGAAAGTTAAAGGAGGGGACAATGAATAATCTATTAAACGAAATCCTAAAGGAACAAGCACAAGCGTCTAACCAACGCTCACAAGCATGGTTCAACGCTCGTGTTGGTAAGTTTACCGCATCAGAGATATACAAACTAATGACTCAACCTCAGACGAAGGCAGCGAGAGAGAACGGAGAGTTGTCTGAGACTACCAAGTCTTACATCATGTCGAAGGTTGCCGAGGAAATGACTGGCATCGAGCAGACCACTAACTCTGCGGCTACGGAATGGGGTGTGGAACACGAGGCAGAGGCTTGTAATATATATGCCGAGATGATGGAATCTCATGTTGACTCTGTAGGGTTTATCCCCTACGGAGACCACGCAGGAGGCTCTCCCGATGGTATCTGCTCACGCTTCGGTGTGATTGAGATTAAGTGTCCGTACAACTTCGAGAACCACGTTCAGAACCTTCTTATTGCAGACGAGGATGACCTATTCAAGCAGAGAAAACCTTATTGGTGGCAGCTGCAAATGAATATGATTGTTGCCGGGAAGGAAGAGGGTATGTTCATTTCTTACGATCCTCGCATGGATGGGAAGAACAAGTTAGCAATAATTCCTGTACATTTACAATCAGATTCGAAAGAAATTTTGGACAATGCTATTGAGATGGCAGTTAAGTACAAACAATTTTTAATTGAAAAGTTAGGCAACCGATGATTCTAGACGAACATAAAAAGCATCAGATAATTGCATCCATGCTACACGCAAATGCATTTGTAAACATCTCCGACCAAATTGGGCCACCCTTTTGGGAGAAGGAGGTGAAGATGAAGGGTAACCAGTTCGTTAAAGCTGCCGAGCAGAGATACAAAGTATTAGCCACCGCCCTCTTCGACATTGAGGGTGGTGACTACTACCTTCGAGCAATGGATGACGCTGAAGACCTGATCGAAGAGATATCTACACTACCCTGGTTTGCTTACTACGACATTGTCCAACTAATAAAAAAATATAAGGATGAAAAAGCTTTGGAACAGAAAGAGAAAGTTCAGAGAAGAATGGACTCTGAATCAACAGCAGAAGGGTGAGATTTATATCTCACTTGCAGTATTAATCATTATCTTTATCTACACACAATTCCCATGAAAGACCACCACAAATTCATAGCACTTGCCGTAGGTATTCTAACACTCATTGCAACCATTCATTTACTTGGTGTTAAGAAGATGGATGATAATAATAAGGCTGAGGCAATCCTCCGTAATCAAATAGAGGAACAGCAGAAGGTTATCGACAGCAAACAAGTGGAGATTACCCAGTTACAGCAGAAACTAATAGGTCTGAAGGGCGATGTGGTAGTTATAGATAACAAGTCAAAGGAAACTAAAACCAAATACAAAGATGAAAAAAGGTATATTGATCTTGCTACTCCTAGTCAGCAATCAAGTCTTCTCTCAACTAACCTCACCAAGTTCAAGGATCTTGATAAACAAGGATACTTTGACCTGCCTGAAGGATACTGAAATCAAAATCATTAACAAGATAGCGGCATCGGAGAGGTTCTACCACTCCATGTACGATACTCATTTGAGTAAGATTGCTAATCTCGAGAAGCAGATTTCCATCTTGGACGTTATTGCCAATGACTACAAAGTTTCTTACGAGGCTAAGACAAAACAATACGAGGCTTTAGATATGCAGTATAAACTAAAGCAGGATCAGTACGATGAGTTAGAGAGTTCTTATTGGATTCTTGACGCAAAGAAAACAACATGGAAGACTATATCTATTGTAGGCATCCCGGTATCCTTTGTTGGAGGAGTATTGTTAACTGTTAAACTTTTAAACTAACACATATGAAAACGCTATCTGACAGAATTAAATTTTTGCCAATCACACAAGACCTTGTCAAGTCATCTTCACTTGACCTATCTCACCTTGGAACACAAGTTATCGAGGGGAAGGTTATCGAAGTAGGACCAGAGATCGAGGAGGTTCGGATTGGTGACATCATTCGTTTCTCTCACAAGAGTCCTGTTTACCTTGAAGAGAAGGACATAAAGGTTGGCTTCATAATGGAGTCTGACGTGCTACTTATCATGGGCAATGAGACGGAAGGTTAGGTATTGGAGCGATATCCAAATTGAGGACGGATTGTGTTATATGTGGAACGGAGAGTACCAGGTTATAACATTCAACAACTCAAAGGCTGGATATTTCCACGCTTGGGGAATTGTCTCGGGAGAAACTGTTGCTCTTATTGAAAATTATGAGGGGCATATTGAGGCAATTAACCCAACTTTTGTTAAATTTACACACGAAAACACCGCCACTCCTCATCTACTCCAAGCCTTATCGTTTATAGAGGATCAGGAAATGAGAGAGAGAGTTATAAATGTTTTCTTGAACACAGATGAGTACAATAAAGGTTAACATAAAACCTTTGTCCATAAACAAAGCCTTCCAGGGCAGAAGATTTAAGACAAAAGATTATAATGAATATGAAAAGTCATGCCTATTGATGATGCCCCGGCTACGGTTTCCCCAAGGCAAGGTCGCACTTCACATACGGTATGGCTTTTCTAACAAGGCTTCAGACGTAGACAATCCCACCAAGTTGGTGTTGGACATCATGCAGAAGAAGTATAAGTTTAATGACAAGGATGTTTACGAGATCCATCTCTACAAACTAATTGTCCCACGAGGAAAAGAGTTTTGGGAGGTTACTATCATCCCTCTTGAGTAAGTTTATTTTTTAGCTGTTGAACGAAGGCGGTTACTTCAAACGTGGAGTACCGCCTTTTCCGTTTCTAGCTCTATTTTTTGAAAATATTTCTTTGACAACTTTACCTAATTTCGTATGGCTCATGTCTTTGCCATCCTTGTTGCCGTAAGTTCCAGCCTTTCGGTTCTCTTTGTTCAGTTCTGAACGATACTTCCGTCTCTCGGGAGTAGAATGATACTCCTTGTTATACGCATCTTTCTTAGCCTTCGCCTTTGGATTAGACTGAAAGTATTTGGCACTCTCTGATTTGCCTTTTTTAGTTCCTGCTAAAGAATTTCTCATGTAACAAATATACACCTAAATTTGTTACGATGAATATACATGAAATACAACAAGTGCTTTGGGTGGAGACGGAGTTAGGTGACGGAATTGCTCTATTCCTCATGGACTACGGAATGCAGAATAATACTGTGTGGGTGGTAGCCTTGGAGGAGACTGGAGAGATAAAACACTTCGACTCTAATCAGATCAGGCTGTGCAAGAACCACACTATAAACCTTCGCTGTAGTACGCAATCTTCAACATCTCGTAGAGTTTGAAGACGTACTCCCATCTACGATCCTTCTGCACCAATTTCTCTCTCGACATTGTGTGCCAATCTGTGTGGTACTCCGCATTGACAAAGATGATATTTGAAGGGTTGAGACGATAGGCAGGAAACGCTCCCTTACCAAGGATGTGGAAGCAGATTGATGGAGAGAACTCCAACTCCCTTCCTGTGACGTAACAACGATGTTTGCGAGTCTCCCATAGATGTTTAAATAGATCCATCTCGCCAGTAGCCTTGTACTTTTTCTTGAACTGAGTTCTCTTGAGACCTTGTGATTTAGGCTTCGCATCCTCTCTGTAGTTTTTACAGAATGTACGGTTAAAATCCGTACAAAAACACTCTTCGGCTTGGCATTTCATTGGCGTTGCGTTTAAAACAAATAAGGAGGATTGCTCCCCCTTATCTGCCCTTAAATCAATAATCAATAAATCTATGAAAGATAAAACAATGATGACAAATATACAAAACTTAATTCTGTATTTCCAAATGTTTCTTTACCAAAATATTAATGTTCTCCACATTTCAGTTCCGTTATGTCTTGCAACGTAAAGATATTTGAGACCATCTTCTGTCTTAATTATCTCCATTCTATTTCCTACAAATGCTGTTGACATACCGTAAGGCACAGTACCAGAGTTTACCATTTCTCTTTTAACCATGTCAAAGTAGTAAATACGGCCTGTTTGATTTTGCTGAACATATACCCTATCTCCTCCATCATATGCCCACATAGACCCTACATTGAATTGTTCACCTTGCCCAGAGTTCTGATACCAGTAATCACATATACCTGTAGTAAGATCAATTCTTGTCATTCCTATAGTAGCTCCACCTAGTGGAGAGAATAACCATTTATGATTACCGTTACCAAATATCCATTTAAGATTAGTTCCTGCACCTCTTGTAGGAGGTCCAAGAATTGCGTAACTTGATGTATTATCAGGAGTTAGTCCAGAAAAAGCTAGTTGTGTTGCTGTATTACTAGTTATACTAACTTCCGTACTCGCTCCGTTTCCTCCTACTATTCTTAATCTTTTATTTACCCATTGGTTAGTAACCCAGTTCTTTGTAGTGTCATTTAATTGATTCAACGATCCTGAAGTTGCTGTGCCAAATGTGTCCATTATCTCGTAACGAGTAGTGGTATCTGGGGTAAAAGATGCCGTAGCAAATGTTAAAGTGTTATTATTGTTGGCGGTAATAGTCAACTCGTTTCCAAGACCTGTCCCTGCTGTAATTCTCACAACGTGGTTTACCCATGTTCCTCTAATCCAGTTTTTAGTTGTGTCTGTAATAGAAGTTGTAGTGCCACTTGTAGGATACCCCCACGATAATTGAGCATCTGCTAAAAACTTAACATCTCTTCCGTAAGATGCAGGATCAATAATAATATATCTTGTTGTTGCTGAAGTAGGAGTAAGTGCTGTAAATGCAGGTACGGTTATAGTATTTGCTGTATTAGAAGTAATTCTTCTCATTTGAGATACTGGCTGTATACTTCCCGACTGCATTATAAACACAAACTTTCCAGTATGTTCATTAACATCCCAACTTCTTGCACTATCTACTAAAAGAACTGTGCTGTTAGATGAAGTGGCTGTAAGTGAAGATGTTGCTGTACTTGCTATGTTAAATGTAGTATTACCGTCTATGGATAAAATTGTATATGTTCCATTCCAACCTACTGTTGCTGAACCTATAATGGTAACGGTATCTCCAACTTTATACAAATGAATAATACCTGTAGTAACAAGCCCTGTTCTTCCAATAGAAACTACATTAATTGTACATCCAGAACCTGTTCCTGATACAGTTGTTGTAGCAGTACCTGTAGATGTAGCATAACTTGAGCCGTTATTTTTTAACGCAACTCCTGTAACACCACCTGCTGTAGTAGTTGAAGTAACATAAAGACGGCAGTTAGCCGAGCCTCCCGTAACTTGAATAATATCATTTACAGCATATCCAGAACCTGCGGCATTTACTGCTACAGTTAATACAGATCCTGTTCCGTTATCCGTTGCTGCTGCAATACCAATTGGTAAATCCCCTACTTTACTTACGCTAGTATTTGTAAGAATACCATAGTCAAAGTGAGGACCTGTAGACCATAAGTCTGCTTCTACATTATATATCATATGCACAGATTGGGCAGCACCTACAAAGTGAATAAGATCAGTATCTGGCCAAATTTCATATGTGGTTGTAGCGTCTGGAATAACATTCCATTTTGCATCTACCTCAAATGTTCTGTCTATATTAGATGTAATTCTTCTTCTTTGTCCTGCTCCTGTACCTCCTGTTAATCTAATTTGATAGTTGCGATACTGATCATTAACCATTGATTGAGTTGTATCAGTAAGTCTTCTAGATGTGGCACCGTTTGCCGTACCCGATATGTAAGGAGCTTCCACTTCATCTATAGGAGTAATAGCTATTTCTGTACCTATTGCTGCGGCAAATAAGTTTTGAGGCATTGATTTTTGATACCAAACATCCGTAAGTATATCATACATTTGCCATGAAAATCCAGAAGTTGACGCTGAGGACATTAACCAAATAACTCCAGACTGAATCATAAATCTACTATCTGTGGTCGGAGCAATAGTAAATGGACTACTTACAGTAACCGTTTGAGCAGCTATTTCATAACTAGAAAAAGTATTAGTTGAAAAAGCAGCAGGAAAACCTTGGTTATCCCATGGATCGTATTGTTGTAAGGCAATATCTATAAAAACCAAAGTGTTAGTATCATTATACATAACAGTTCTTTGAACAGCACTGTTTGTACCTTGATATACAATTCTAACTGTATATCCAATCCATTGGTTAATCTGCCATCTTTTAGTGGTGTCTATAATACTATTAGCATTACCACCTGTTTGAACTCCTGATTCAACCGTTATTGGATCACTAGCTGCTGATATAGTTCTAGTTTGTTCTGCTCCAGTACCTGCTGTAATTATAATTTTTTGACCAACTAATTTAGCTCCCGAAATCAGAGATGGAATTGTTATGGTACTTGCACCACCTGACAATACCCTACCTCTATTTCCTTGAGATTTAGAGTAAACCATAGACGCAACAGTAACTGAAGCATACCAACTTGGGGGAGACAACGATGCCCATGTATCACTCCAAGTATCATATCTTTGGAATATACCAGGGTATTGATAATAAATATATCTATCAGAGCCATCAATAGCGGTAGCAAAACCTGATGCTGGAGAGTTAAAGGTAGTTAAAGCAAACCTAGACCACTCCCATACAGGCTGGTCAATTTGCTTTTTAAGGTTATTAGTAATTGGCATATTAAGTTAATTTTGCTCGGATTCCTGTGTTATAAGCTGTTCTTGCCCAGTCTGCAATCATAAACCTTGTATCAACACTAGCCATTGTTGAAGGGTTAGTACTAACTGTAGTTTCAGAAGAACCAATGGTAATCCTCTGTCTTTGCAGAGAATCTTGTGTACCAATTGGCTCAAGAAGTTTTGCAATCCTTCTAAGTAAGATGATTGTCTCGTCTTGAGCAGGGTTGATAATATCTCCAGCAGAGTCGGTTATATTTATTTCTGTTGGTGCTGTGTAAATGAAGTCGCAGAGGAAGTCATAAACCTCGTACACCTTTGTTTCGTAAGCACCCGATGTGTCGCTAGGATCAATTGGAATCCATGTACTATCTTTATCCTTACCGTTTACTGTGGTAAGGTTGTACACATAAAAAGAAAACACGTTGAAAAGAGAGTCAACAAAGTTGATTGTTATAGGTCTCCCATTTTCATAACCAATGGTCAGAGTTTTCAGTCCACTAAACGCTCCAATAACATAAGACTGGTTGTATATCTTAACCAATCCGCTGTCTATCCTTTGTATTTTAGTTACGTTGTGAATCATTTTTCAAGCATTAGTACAGACGCAATCTCGTCATCGGATGCGTTCATACAAAAATACTGAAAATTACCATATCTTTCAGACATTATTACTGCCTTCTCTTCAAAATTTATACTATTAATTCCTGCCGAGATTAGTTTACCCATCACATACTTCGTGTCTTGGTGACCTCTGTTCTCTGCGTGTGCTTCAATCTCCTCTTCAACCTCTTCTATTTGAGGGACACTTATGGTTCTAGCCTTCTTCTTTTTGGAGGAGAGGGAGCGAACTTTGTTATAATTTTCCTCACCCCAAATGAACTCAAAGAATTGCTTAACAGTTACTCTTTCGGAGTTAAACTTCTGAGAGGTTGCCTCCAAGGCTTGTGCTATTGGGAACTTGGATGTTTTGCAATACCGGGAAAGAGATCGCAAATCTTGGCACTTGATGACCTCCACCGGATCTATTCCATGCTCTTCTGCAACAACCTTCCAACTCTTGACTGGCTTGAATTCTGTCTCCTTCTTTGGCTTCTCAAACTCAAAGTCGATAGGGATGCCTAAAGACGTGCAGGTCATAACGAGCAACTTCATGTTGGCTATGGCAATGAGAGCCTCTCTCGGCTTATCATCCTCGCACACCACAGAGAAGGTGTCGCTCTTCTTGTCGGCTATGGTCATGTAACCTGTAACCTTCACGCTCTTTGGAGCAATCGATTCCTCCTTAAAGAGTTGCCACCTAATCTCTCCTGTGTTCACAGAGTCGCTAATGGCTGTATATAATTCAATGAGACTTTTCTCCTCCTTGGAGAGAGAGAATGGTAAAGAACATTTCATTTGTTTTTTGTTTTGTTATTGTTCGGATGTTGTGTCATCCTTCTTCTTATATCGTGTAAAGATACTCTCAATAACCGTAAGTCCCAAACCTCCTCCTGCTATAACGAGAAGTCCCTCAAACATATAGTCAGGGCATCTATAGGGAGTGAATGTAGCAATGTACGCCAACGAAATGCAAACGAGTAGAGAGAGTATTGCACTAAATCTCTTTGAACTTGCATCTCCTTCATTGCTAAATAGTGACTTTAACCATTTCACTTCTTCTTGGCCATTTTGATAATGGTATAGATAGACGCTATACCCGATAGTACAAGGCAAAACATTTTAAGAGCAAACTCTACATTCAACAGCCACGCTGGAATAGATAATAGAATGCTGCTGATCGTACCTGTTACTCCTTCCGCTATTTGCTGTTGGTGGTTGCTCATTATAAAAAATCTTTTTCGTTAAACAATATGCATGAAAAATACTTAACCCCACTATTCTTACAAAGGTTCATAAACTCATCGTGTTCCTTTGGGTTGTTTCTTACCTGACACCCTGCACTCCACTTGTCAATTATCTTGCTAATTGCGTTTGGATTTGCGCGATGGATATTAATTCCGTATTGA